GTCTTTTTTCCCCAACAACTCTCGAAGAAACTCGTTCCTGTCTATCACTTCACCGTCTGAACTCATGGTTTCTGGCTCTTTTTTACCTTTTGCGGCTTGGTCCTGTCGCTGTTTCTTCAGTTGTAAGTCAACCATCTTCAGTTTGCGGTCAATCTTAGAGTTTTTGGCGGCAATCGAGTGACCGAGCATAGATGCTGCAACCTCAAAGATACGCCCTGAGTATTTTGTATCGACGTTCATACCAAGGCCCATCAGGTCGTCGTATGCACCCTCTGCTTTCTTGGCTAGGTCATCCATTTCCGTATCATGATCATCAAGTCCTTCTACGGGCGGTAATGCCTCGTCAATCTTGTCCATGTCGTCTGATTCTGATTGGTATCTAGCTACATCTTGTTTTGCAGCTTCAGCGTCGAAGTCTTCTGGTTCGGCGATTTCAATATCTTCACCGTCGCCATCGTCATCGTCTGCTGGGGCTATGTTTAGTAAATCTTCTAGGTGTTTTGTCATACGTTTATTTATTTGTTTTTGCCGTTGAAAAATAAATCATCCTCGGTAAGAATCCTGAACTCAATATTCACACGCTGGCAAAATACCACGGCTGATTTCCACTTGGCTTCGTTTAGAATAGCTGCCTTCTGTGCATGTTTAGAGCGACCAGCTTCCTTTAGGGATGTCTGCTGTCTGGGTTTGATTTCGATGAGTTCGGTGTGTTCTTTTCCAAACTTATCGACATACTGGATGAGAAAGTCGGGGATATAGTTTCGGCGTTTGCCTGAAAACGGGTCGATATAAGGTATCTTGATTGATTCGCTTACCCATTGTGTTATTGCTGGGTTGGTATCACAAAAGTTCATGAAACGTTGTTCCCATGACGAGCGATAAGTTGGCTTGACTTTGCCTACGTATTTTTTGGGATTTTTCGGTGTGAATTTTCCCTTGGCAAATCTAGGCATTTATGTTTCGTGAAACATATTTGTTTGGGGTGAGTGTCTGGGTAAATCCAAGCAGACTTGTTTCTCTCCGTGACTCGTTGAAATACAATGCCAATATATTGGTTAGTTGAAGGTCGTCAAATCTCTTCATTTCAGTAACGAGGTCGGTGATACTGTCATCGTTTGCTACCGCAGTAGTGATGATTGCTTCGGCCAATGCTCTGGCTGCTTCGTCGTTATCGGAACGTGTTTTGGTGAACGAATAAACAATGTCCCATTCCACACCGGATATGTTTACCTCTTGGTCAAAATATCCATTGAAGAACACTTTTGTTTTTGTCTCAGCACTTTGCTGCTCGGTATTTACCGACAGGTCTCGTGATGGTAGGTTTGTGTATCTTAGATTTGCCATTAGAAGCTTCCTTCGGTGTCGCTTAGATTTCTATTTGGGTTATTCACGATACGGGCCTTGGCACGACCAATGTTTGGATTTACTGGTCTATTTGGTGGCGGTGTATTAGACTGAATAACTTGTCCTTGTGATGTCACGCTATTACTGGATACTGTTCTGCTTGGTGGTAGTGTCGAACCCTGTGCGTTGAATGTCTTAGCTGCCTGTGAAATCTTTGGAAACACTGTTCCCGCCAACGGGTTTTGCCCACGTAAGAAATCTCGGCCAGCTTGCTTTAGCTCATCTTTTAGAATACCTTTGAAATCTGCACCTCTTGAGTTATAGATTGTGCGGCCAAGACCAAACAACCCACCAAGAACATTACCATTAGCAAAAGATGTTGCAACTCCAAGACCAGCATCCAGCAATCCACCCTGACCAAACACTGAGTCTGTTCCGCCCCCGAGTGGCGTGATTGGGCTTGGTGTTCTGTCATAGTGGTTAACGGCAAAGTTGGCTGGGTTATCGTCGTTCGTAAATCCAGTGGCGTAGGTTACGGTTTCATATTGAAGTTGCATATTGTGTTCCATAAACATACCGTCGCTGTAATCGTGTTTGTCGTGCCCAAACGATGTGATGATTGGGTTGACCAATGTATGTTCGACGTATTTTTTCTGGAACATCGAATATATTCGGATGTCACTAAAGAACTGTTTTCCGTTCGAGTTTAGTGGGCCACGGTCCATACCCCATGATGTGGCTTCACGAATATTATACGTGTCGTCGTAGGTGTATGCCCGGTCCAGAGTTGTGGTGTCTTTGCCATATTGTGGGTCTTGATAATAGAAGCTGTAATAGGCATACCACATCTTACGAATCACATCAGATTGGTCGTCATGGAATGCGATATTTACCGGCTGGTATTCGATTCTATGTTGAGTATATCTGTGTCTGTTGTATTGGTTTCTCTCTTCAACTTGCATTTGAAACTGAGGTAGGTCAACATTCTTCACGAATACATGCAAGTCACCCTTCTGTGAGCCGTCGATGTATTGCTGAAGGTGCGGTAGTGCCTCTGGGGTGAAGTTGAAGACCACATGAAACAGATGTTTGAAGCGTGGTTGATATGCGAATGTATCATCTACAAACGCACGTGACCCGTGGGCGTAATCTCTTACGCTGTCGCCTTGTGCTATCTGGGATAAGAACTTGTTTATACTCATATATGTATTTATCGAAAAGAGTTATATCTATACATAATAAAAAACCCCCCACAATGAAGTGAGGGGTTGATTATTATTTCTATCAGGAAAACTTTATCCAGTGAATACTGAACCAAGTGTTCTACCGATATCCACACCAACACCTGTTCCAAGAGGCGTCTGCACTGCGTTGTCATAACGTAGTGTTAGGTCAATGGTCATTGGTTCTGACGATGCGTAGTCACCATCGCTGTATGATGCGTTTGTAATAAAGCAACCATACATTTCCCAAGTCTCAAGGACTGTTGGTTCAAACTGGCCGTTACCACCATCTAGTGTTTCATAGCGAGTAATGAACTTGTAGTCAATACCCGAAGATGCTCGACTTTGTTCCATCATGTCGAACTGCTTTTGAAGCTGCTCACCTATTAGACGAGTAACGTTTCCGTTCATATCGTCTCTGATTGATACTGTCACGTCTTGCCATGTGTGCTTACCAGCGAAGTGGACCTTCGAGTTATAAACATCAACCGTTACTGGTTCAAAGTCTACCTTTGGGCGTGTGAAAGTTTTCACCTGTTTTGTTAGTTCTGTTCTCGGTGTGCTGATACCAAAGTTTTCAAATGAAACACGAAAGCTATACGATAGTTTCGGGAACAGTAAGTTCTGTCCATTTGCAGATTGGTCGTTGTCCAACGGAACAGTGAATTTGTTCAATGATGAAACTGACATATTTTTTGTAACTCCTATATTCTGTTACAAGTATTTATCAAGAATCATAAATATTTTATGGGGTCCAAACATACTTTGAATTACCACAGTCCCATATTCTAAACCATCCTTGTTCCATGCGATTCTGCCATTCCGTTAGGTGTTGATTATCTTTATTGTTTTTTCGTAATGCATATCTATGATAGCGTTTGAACTCATTTGGTTTCCAATACCAATAGTTCACCGGTGTATAAGAATCTAATTCAAACCCCAATGATGTATATACCTTTCCATCAAACCATCTACGATCTGAATATGATATGATTCTAGTTGGTGAAAAATCCTTAACAAATCGCTTAAATAGTTTATTCGCCCCACCAACAATCCTAAAACCTCGCTTAGTACAATATCTATTTATCTCCCAATCATATTGTTTTCTGGATAAATTAGAGTTTGAAAATGTCATAACAGAAAACAAATCTCCATCATAATATAACCCATATCTATGGTTACTTCTTCCAGAGCCTTGTAAATGATTTTCTTTCAAAAACATATTAGCCGTCTTTGATGATATAGATTGTATTGTGCATTTTCTGGCATAGATGGTAGTAACACCATGGTCGATAATATTAGCCAAAACGTCTTTTACTTTACCTTTATCTGAGTACCATTCGTCTTCAAAAATGGTGATCAACCTAATATCGCTCTCAGAACATTTTTCTACCTTACTCAGATGATAGTCTCTACTCTTGAAATTATCCGAATGCCAATATAATCCACAATACTCAATAGCTATTTTTTTAGAAGGAATCAGAATATCTAACTCTTTACCACCCAACACACTCCTATCACACTGTACAGCATCAGGACTTATAGACTTCACAAAATCATATATTTCTTGTTCATCTTTAGAGATATATGAATACCCGGCATCGCATGAAATGCACCGTCTTCCTTTGTATTTTGTTGGATAAAAATACTGCTTAGTTATGTCATATATGTACCCACAAGATGGACACGTTACGTTCCATGTAACATCATCAATTATTTCATTGATTATAAAACCTTCAGTAATTGCAAATTCTAAAAGGGAACTTGTTGACTTTAACTTGGATACACGTCGATATTCTTTGGTAGATTCAATTATTTTGTTTTTACTTAATTCTGTGTGCGTTTTTCCTCTGAAGAACGCCAAATCATACCCATTTTCTATTCTGGTATTCAATGCTTTCAGACTCTGCTCTCGTGTTATTATTTGTTTCTTTCGTTGTGCCCGTATTTTTTCTATGGTTTCCGCCGACCTCGTTGTACCAACCACGGGATGAGTATTGCTATCATGCCAATCTTTATGTCGTTGTATAGCAGCATCACTGAGAATCTTTTTTTGTTGTACAGACATATTCTTACCACGATTATGGGGGATACTTCCTTTTTTCTGCTCAGATATAAGAGAACGAGTTTCCGCGCTGTGTTTTTTACCAAAATTCGGATTATTTTTTCCCTTACTTTGTTCTTTCTTCAATGCCCGATATTCAGGGGATACTAAATCACCATACTTCATCCTGTATTCATCTGTGGTAATATTATGTGACTGTAAATGTTTCCATGTTATAACACTGAACTCTTTATTACATATCTTACAAATAATCATATATTGAACTCCTTATATAACCCATACAATGTATTTATGCAGAATATTATATAGACAAAAATAAAGGTGGGAATTTTCCCACCTTTATTTCAAGTTTATTATTGTAGTTATTATCCGTTTGCTGAAGCAATATTACCAGAACCAATTTCACCAGTGTTCTTCAATCGAATAGGTACATAAATAAATTCGGCTGCTTTCACTGGTTCAATAGCAATGTCTACGTATAGTTCGTTACGATCAATACGTGTTGGCGTGTTGTTTGTCGTGTCGCACACAACCAAGTAATCGTAGATACCACGCTTGGCAATCAAATCGTTGCAGAGTTTTTCCATTTCCTGTTTGATTTCATTACGGGTAATACGGTCATTTGGCTCGAATACGAACGGCTTCGAAATGTTGTCTACTTCGTTACGAAGATAAGCAACCAGACGAGCTACGTTGATGCGGTCAAGTGCCGCAGTTGTGTTATGGCGTGTTTTGTTACCATAGTTTACAAGTCCAGTTCCATTGATGAATGTCAATGGGTTGATTGCATTCTGATACAATGTGTCACGTGTTCCTTTACCAACGTTCGTCGAGATAAACTCACCCGAAGTTGAGGAAACATAACCAAGACCACTTGCATTATCAATCTGACCACGCTGTGTTCCCGCTGGGGCAAACCATGGGTATGATTTGTCGTCAGAGCGAACAAATGTGCGTAGCATCATGTGCGAAGGTGGAACGGCCACTGTGTTGCCAGCAAGGTCGTTTGTCAGTCCCGAAGGATAGAATACACCCAAGTAGGTGTCGTTGGTTAGTAGACCATCTTCACCAGTCACACCAGCGTTGTTTGCGTTCGTTGCCCAGTTCTGAAGTGCCGGGCCGGAAGTTGATAGACGGAATGGTGTATCACCGATAATGAACGCTGTGTTGTCGCGGTCATTGTTTAGTGTAACCATGTTCGGAACCAACTCAGGATAACCCGGCGTTGCCATCAATGTGAATGCACGCTGCTCTTCACGTAGGTCGGTGCTGCTGTCCATCGCGGATTTCATCGCAGCTACGATTACTTGACGCTGAGCTTTACGCATCATGTATGGGGAACCATCATTCTTGTTTCCACTTACCGTAACCCATGCGTCCTTTTCAGTAGGTAGAGTTGGGTAAAGTGTTGTGCTTGCGAAGTTGGTTCTTGAGAAGTAGTCCGAACGGAACTGCTTCACTGTGCCGCCAGAACGACGAGTGTTGAACAACAATGTGCCACGAGGGTAAAGTGTTGGGTCTGGACGGTCGATGTCAACAACGTCACTTACTAGAAGAGACTTTGTTGTTGGGACAGTTCCAGTAACTACGTCCGTAGTTGTGTTGCCCATGAAACGAGCATCAGCAAATACGATGCCGTCTTCGGTTGTTTGGTCAGTGTTGTCAACCAATACCCACTTGTTTTCGCTGTTTACTGTTTCGTAACGGTAAAGTGTTGGGTAGTTTTCAAGGTCACCTGAGTCCAACCATAGGTCACCAACCACAAGTGCAGTATCATCACTTTGTGTTGTTGGTTCTGCCGCAGCAACAATAACCCCATTTGGGTCTGTTGCTGAAAGATCGAAACCACGAGCATCATTTGATTCATTCTGATAACCTTTCCAGATTGTACCGTTATGGACCATAACATCAACTGAAGTTGATGAATCATACCAATGAGTAAGATCGGTTGGGTTCTGCGAAGGAGCCGTAGTTGATGCGGTGTATGTTGGAGCAACCCAGTTAGACAAGATCAAGTCGCTATTGTTTCCGGCACGAACCTGTCCAGTTGTAACTGAGGATGTGATACCAGCATCGGCCAGAGGCGTTCCGCTTGTGTCTTTTGCAACAATAACACCACCAGCACTGTGCCTGATTTTTAGTGCACCAGATGCGGTAATACTTGCACTCACGTATGTAAGTCCCGCACCGTTGATGTCACTTGCAAGCGATGCAAGGTCAGTTCCAGAAGTGGTTACGGTTACTGCACTTGAAAGTGAAGTTGAACCAACTGCTGATTCTTGGAGTGTGAATGTATCAGATGCTGTGATTACAGCCGATGTTTCTGTACCAGTTACTTCAAGGTCGCCCGACGAATAGCGGCGGAAAATCTTGTAAGTTGCTGTGTCGTCTTTATCAACGTCATATTGTGTGAATAGTGTTCCGATAGCGATATTTTCGCCACCACCAGATGCATCTAGGTCAGCGTTTGCAGCATATCCATTTGCATAAAGCGGAGCATCAACTGATGAAAATGTCTCAGTGGTTGAGCTATAAACATAAACCGTTAGGTCAGCACCAGTGTTTGGTGTGGTTGTCTTGATCCATACCGATCCTGTTGGACGAGGTGTGGTGTCTGTTGACTTCCATGCCGGAACGCTTGTGTGTGCTGTTTGGTTTAGTTTCGGAGCATAGAATGTTCCTACTGTTACACCAGCATCAGCGAACGGAGTTCCTGTGCCTTCTGCAATCAAGATGCCTTGGTCGATAAGTGAAGAATCACCATCGCTGTCGGCGTCTGTATCAGCGTATAGCTCAAGCTTGTTGTTTACTGCCGCTGCTGTTACGCCGGGGATACCAGCGGTATTGATATCAGAAACTAAGGATGCAAGAGTTGTGCTTGACAACGTAACGGTAACACCGTTGATAACCACAGTTTCTGCTGCTGAGAATGTTGGCGAAGTTGTCGTACCTTGGATTGTTGGCACCGAAATCTGCCATGACTGCGATCCTACTAGAACCCATGCATTGCTGTTGTTCTTGTA